ATGGTTAGTTGTTACGCCTTCTTAAGGGTTGCGGTTGACTTGAGACCGTGAATCTTGCCACCGATGTTGCGCTCCTTCTGATAGTTCACAACATTGTTTTCGTACTGAGGATAAGAAACACTGATTGTGTTCTTTTCCTTAACCCAATACTCATTGCCGATGAATGCAACGGCATAAACCGAACCCGATGCCTCAGTGCTTGATGAGCCTGACATTGTGTTGGCTGACAACAGGTCAGAAACAACGATGTCAGCAACACCGAGCATTTCCTTCATCTTGTCGATTGGGTGATAGATGGTTGAGCCGCCTGAACCATAGATGAATTCAGAAATCTGAGTTAACAGGCTACGGCTGATGACAAGTGTGATGGCATCACCGTTAGGGTTAACGATTGAATCAACCATGTTGCGCAAATCCTTGATGCCAACCTTTGCGGCTGCTGGATTGTGGCAGGTTGTGAACAGGTCAGTCTGAGTTTTTGCACCGATTGACTCAAACGATGCGATACGCTTGCCTGAATCGTTGGTTGTGTCACCAATCAACAGGTGCATCACGATTGTGTTGGCAATCTGACGGTCAAGTTCCTCGTTTATCCAAGTGACGAATGCGCTCTCGCCATTGCTCTCACGGATGTCATCCAAATCCTCAAGCGCAAACTGCTGACGCTTGTAGATGTAGTTAGTGGAAATCTGACGGCCTGTTACGGTGATTTCCTGAATGTCCTTTTCAGTCTGCGATGCCTTTGACCACTGATGTGCAAGGATTGCCTTGTTTGCAAGGGTCTGCTCAGAATAGAACCATTTAGTGAATGGCACACGCTTGAGTTTGTTGAAAACAGGGTTGAGATTACCCCAATTCTCAACGATGGTGTAATCGATTACATCGTTGAATGAAAGGCCTGAAATGCCATTCTCAACAAGTACCTTCTCAACGTTTGCCTTGACAGTCTCTTTTGCCGAGTTCATAATCTCACGGCAAACAGCGTTCTTGACCTCCTTTGGCAACTCAGCCTTAACAGCGTTTGATACCGCTGCCATGCGCTTTGCCACCTGATTTGCAACCTCAGCCGCAATGGTCTCGGACTCCTTGCCCTCCATTTCAGCCTTGAATTTGTCAACGGTCTCGGTTATCTTTGCGACAACCTCCTCCATTGTGATTGTTGCATCAGCACCCTCCAACTCATCGATGAGTGAACGGATGGCCTCAGCACATTCCTTTGCCTTGCCCTCCTCGAAAGAATTGGCGCACTTGCGAAGATGCTTAATGGCATTCTTGATTTCGACTTTTGTCATAAGTAGAAAAATTTAGTTAGTGAAACATTTTTGCAAAAGCATCCTCGCCTTTGCTCTTATCATTCGTGCCTGTATTCTTTACGAAATGCAGAGCATTCTTGATTTCTTGCGTTTTCTCCAATGCGATTGGGTTTGCAGGCGTTGCAACGAGTGACACCTCAAGGATTTCCATTTCCTTAATCAGCCAATAGCCTTCACCTGTTTTGCGGTCGGTGTCAATCCAATCGTAATTGGTTGCCCATCCGAATTTGCTCAGGCCTTGCAAGATACCATCCTGCAACAGGTTTTTAACCTCATCGTAATGTTTGTACGTTTTAGGGATATAGCAAACGAAATAGAAACCAACGCTGTTGACCTCCAAAACCAACACACGGCCAGCCAAATGCTCGATGTCTGAACGATGCTGAATTGTCAACGGCATGTTCAGTTTGTTTTTCACGAAATAGTTTTCAATGAAAGCATCAAAGCAATGTGGGTCATATTGCTCAAGGTTTTCGTTTGTTTTGCCAAATTTGGTTTCGTATCCCTTAATGATAAGGCCATCCAAAACCTGTGTGTCACCTGCGTTTTTGGTGATGGTTGACAATTGGATGCCTTTGCCCTCGATAAGTTCGTACGAACCAAGCGGAACGGAATCAAATATCTGCTTTTTCTCCATTTTGTGTTGTTTTATATTGAACCGCCATCAGATGTGATAGCGGATTCGATTGGTTCACCATCAATTGTGTATGTGAATTTGACGCCAAGGTCGTTGGCCATCTGAACAAACGTACGCTCAAACAAACGCCTTGCAGATTTATATTTCGCTTTGTCACCTTCCTTCAACTCATTGCCGTTACTCAGCGATTTTGATGAATTGGCATCAATCAGCGCAATTTGATTTGCAGGCACTTTGATTCGGTCAGCAATCGCCAACACTGCACGCCTGATACGTTCCTCCGTCTTAATATCCATGCCAGCCAAATTGATGGCCTGTGCGTTCATTTCACGTGGCAAAAGCAAGACGGAATGTTGTGCCTTCATTGCACCATAATCCTTTTCGATGTCTGATTCTATTTTCTTTTTTTGGTCATCAGTCAACACCGCTGCTGTTGGTGCATTGCCCGAATTTTTTGGTGATGCCAAAACGACCACACCCAAACGTGTCATGATGGTTGATGATGCGTTCATCACCTTGTCAAGGTATTCCAGCCATGACCAACACAATGCACGGTCTGATGATGCCTGTGTGATGAATGTTGGTGAACGCATGACATAAATCTCAATCGAATTGTCAGTTGGTAAAACGATTGTTTTGTTGGTGTCGTTTGGGTCAGTCACATTGCGATATTCGTTTGTGCCTAAAATCCAAAACCTGACATTATTCCAGCCGATGACCACGAACCCATCATCAAATAACCTTTGCCAAACGATTTTGCCCCACGTGAACACGAAAGCCTTGAACGCATTCGCCTTGTATATGTCCTCGTTGGTTGCATCAATGACAATGTTCACCTGTTCAACAATATCGGTCAGCAATTCACAAATGTTCAGCCATATCAGTTTGGCATATTGTTTGCCCTCAATACCAAGCGCACCAAACAGGCCGCCAAGCCTTGAATCAATCAGGGTGTTGTGTCTGCGAATCCTGTGGATTTCTATTGCGTTGAAAATCTTCATACCTGTCAAAAATTTCGGCTGCAAAGTTAGCAAAGTTTTCCCGATTTGCGGCTATGTTCAAAGAAAAAAATATCAGTTGGCCATCAATCCGCTTGTTTTATAGATTTTCAATGCTGCATTGACCGCATCAATGTTATCATCATGGTCACATTTTTCGCCAAACTCATACACCTGTGACAGGAAATTGCCCATCATCGCACCCTCAAGAAAATGCACCTTTCGTGTCAAATCTTGATAGTTTGCGACAATGCGCTCAAACTTGTTTTTATTGTCATTCCAATATTCCATCGGCAAACCTGCATTCCATGCTTTCTGAAAGAAATCCGAACCGACCAATCCGTATGTCTCGCAAAATATCCTGACACCATCCTGCGATGCACCCCACGTGCGCATCAACTCAATCTTATCATCAGGCGTGCCGTTGTTGTTTGAATCAACATCTAACACCCACATTTCGTTTTGCTCGTCCAGCGCACAAAACACCGTTGCAAAGTAATCCCCACCCCTTTGCGCTGATGGGTCTGAATAGATGATGAAATCGTGCAACACCTTTGGCCGTTCCTCAATGGGATGAACCTGAATGTTGGCACGTGTAAAGATGCCACCACTCAATTCGGAATATTTGCCGCAATAATAAACGTTGTAATAATACCAATCGGCCGATGTCGCATTTGGTTTCTCGATTGCCAACTTGAGGTTTTCAAAGTATTGCCTTTGTGCCTGTGTCAGGAATGGATTTTGTTTCCACGATGTGACCAATGGCACAACATCAAGGTCATCAACCCAAAATCGTGTTTGTGGGTTGTAATCAAGGATGACGCCTTTGCGTGCATTCGGTGCTAAATCGTTGTATTGTGCAATCGTGAATTTGTTTGCCTCGTTCAGGAATATCCAATCACACGCACCACCCTTTGCACGTTCAGAATCCTCAAAGGAACGGAATGCGATGACCGCATCAGAGGTTTTGCACCTGATTTCACGTGGTGATGACAATACTTTAAAGTATTGGTCAAACATCGGTGTCTGCCTGATGATGGTTTTGCAATCCTCGTAAGCACCTGCCTTGCCTTGTTCGGCTGTCATCACAGCAATGATTGTTGATTCCCCCTGCATCAGGCGCATCAACAGGAATTGACAAATGGCAAAAGTTTTGCCTGACCTTCGACCACCTTGCAACGCAATCACAGGTGAACCTTTTGCAGCCTCATTGGTCAGGTGTTCAAATTGCTCTTTAATGACCTTAATCCTGACCTCCATTTTCGGTTGCGGTTTCGCCTGTTGATTCCTTGTCAATGATGAATGTCGGCACATCAACATTGATGGTCGGCTGCGTTGGCATTCCCTCAATCTGATTGGTCATCTCAAAGAAATCCTTGACTTTCCCCTCTCTCATCATCTTTTCAACGAATTTCTTTTTTATCGCTGGTGTTTTAGGGTCGGCCAACAACGCATCAACATCAGCCTGTGTTGCATTGGCCAGCCATGCGTACAACCCACGCATCAGACCGCCAACCATTGGATTCGGCTTATTCCCTTCAGGTGCGCCAAACCTTCGCCTTTTGTTCGCCTCTGCAAATGCAGGGGAATTTTCCATCACATTCTTGTTCATATATCATCGTGTTTGTTATGTCTGCAAAGATACGAATGTTTTCCGTTTCAACATCGACCACTCACCCAAAAAATCAATCGCTTGCACGGGATTGTATTGCCCCACGTGAAAATCGACCTGACTTGGGTGAATTGTAACAAATAATTTCTATATATTAAAATACTAAAAAATATAGACCTAACTAACTGAAATTCTTATATTTATATTCTTTATATATAATATATAAAAAAAATATAGATAATAAGATATGATTTGTTTTAAACTTTCTTTGTCCCCTCTCAAAAATATATATATTTGTATAGTGTTGATTTGTAGTGGTTTAAAACACACAAAAATATATAGAAATCACGGATTGAGGCCCAACAGGTCGCAAAATGCGGCTTTAGAATCAATTCGGTGGACAATATTTGGAAAACGCTGCGACCACAAAACTTGTTCAGGTCGCAATCTCTGATGCTCATCCTTTTTGAACTCAATGAGAAAAAAACGGCCATCAGGATTCAGCAAAGAATCATCAGGGATGCCCTTGTTGCCATTCTTTTCGTTTTTCCAGCACACCCATCCGTGCCGCCTTGCAATGTCAAGGCATTCCTTTTCAAGTGCAAACTCATCGTGTTTCATATTCCGTTTCGTGTATATGTCAATAATGTTTTAAACTCAGCATATTCATTATTGGTCAATGACCTCGTTCCGCTTTTGACCAATCTGAGGATGCGGTCAACATCCATCTTGTAATCGTTCAGACCGTCCGATAATTGTTGTAATAATTCTTCATCAGTCATTGTTTTTGTTTTTTTAGTTGTTCAATCATTTCAAAATGGTCACGGATGGTCGGACATTTATCCACATTGCCGTTTTCCCTGTATATGCACCAACCTTTCAATTTCATTCTGAGGCATTGCTTGCAAATGGTGTCAATCATTGTTTTGTCGTTTTTAAGAATTGATTTTGCTCATCCTGTTTGCGCCTCAGAACATTTGCGACACGTTCCTCACAGGTGTCCGATGCAATAAAATAATGTATCTGCACGTTGTTTTGCTGGCCTTGCCGTGCCAATCGTGCATTGCCCTGTGCAAAATACTCATAATTGTACGTTAATGTTGACCAAACGATGATGCGGCCACCATGTTGCAGATTCAGGCCGTGACCTGCCGATGCTGGATGCGCAAACAGGCACTCGGTTTCGTGGTTGTTCCATCGTTCCAAAAATCCTGATGCCTTGACCGACTCAATCCTGACACCACGTTTTTTCAGTAACTCACCAAGCCAAATCGCTTCCTCTCGGTAAGCATAGAACAGCAACACAGGTTCATTTGCCTCTTTACACTCAGCGATGAAATCTGCAACCTGTTCTAATTTCCTTGACACCTCTGACCTGACTGCGACCGCCTCACCATCACCATTGTCAACATAAACGAACCCATTGCAAAGTGTTTGCAGTTTTGCAAATTTGGCCTTGTCACTGAATGCAACCACCTCACCACCGATTTCAGTGCCAAGAAAAGAATCCAATTCGGCAATGTTGCGCCTGATGTCATCACCAACATCAACATGATGCACCGTTTCAGTTACAGGCGGTATTTGCAGATAATCATCAGCGGTCAATGTAAAAACACTATCCTTGATTGGTGTCAGCAAACGCCCAAGTGCATCATCATCCTCCCCACGTTTATATAGTTTCCATTTGTGAAATGCCTGACCTGAACCCTCCATCACATCAAAAAACCATTCCGCACGCCACGAATAGAAATTTGCCGTTTTGAATTTGTCGGCAATGCCAACGGCCGCACATTGCGGATAAATATCAATCGCACCATTGGCCAAAAACGTTCCTGTCAGACCGATTTGATATTTGGCATTGATTTTCTGAATGATTATTGACCGCTGCGAATCAATTGACTTGAACGATGTCAATTCATCAATTATAAGCGCATCAAATGCGTTCACGTACGGTTCAATATCTTTCAGGTTGTCACGGCTGATGATTTTGAACGGATGTGCCTCATCTTTCAACGCTGTGCGCCTTTTTGCAGCCGTTCCCATACATATTACCATTTTTGAAAATAATTCGTTGTAGTGCCATTTCTGAGCCTCCTGCGCCCATTGGTTTTCGGCCACACGTTTCGGTGCTACAATCAGACAGGTGCGCACCCTGTCAGTGTGCATTGCCCAATCGAGCCAAGCCAACACCGCTGCCGTTTTACCCAATCCCATATCCACTGACAGGATGCACCTTTTGTGTGCCTCAATGAAATTGGCTGCACGTTTCTGATATTCGTGTAATATCATCATTCAAATTTTAATTCTTGAGAAAATTCTGATAACATCTTTTCTTTTGCATCCCTGAAAAAGGTTTTTTTTATTTCAAATCCGTATGCTTTACGGCCGATGTTTATGGCCGCCCTTAAACTTGAACCGCTGCCTGCCGTTGGGTCAATTACCACATCATTCGGGTCAGTAAATATTAAAATCAATTGTTCAAGTAAAGGCACAGGTTTTTGTGTTGGATGTATTTTTGGATATTTGTTATCACGAATCCAATCAAAACAATTAAATATCATTTTGCCATTGTTGTTAAACTTTGGCAATTTGTCCTTATACAATAACAACCCATATTCGCAATTGCCAACTATTTTCATATTTGCTTTCAACACCTGTGCGCTGAAATTTTTACGGAATATCAATGGGATGTAATGTGCAAACCCATATCTTTGACCAAGTTCAATATAATAATGCATTTGTTCAAATGCACAAAACAACAACATGCATGGCGCTTTAGATTTTTGCCTTTTGCCAAGTTTTTCATCATCCTGTTTGTTTTTTGGTTCTTTCACCAACATTTGACTGCAAAAGTGCATAAATTCCGCTGGTCTAAAATCTTTGTCAGTATCAAAAAATTCAGTGTTGGCTAATTTGCTTTCTCCATTCTTATTATCCCCTCCAACATACCATGCAGGATTTGATGCATACGCATTTTTCCCTAAATTATACGGCGGGTCTGCAATTATCATTTGGGCATGTGGAATGCCATAAGTTTTGAAATTTTGGAAGTGGTCATTTATCATTTTACCACGATTGCCAAGTATTGAGAATTCATTTTCCATTTTTATATCCAATTATCGTTTTACAATCCAATTCATATTTGTCACAATTTGTGATGGTCAGCACCTCAGATGAAAGCACCATGCGGCCGTTTACGTTGCACCAATACCCACAGGATGAATCGCAAATGAGGTTGATGCAATGATAACAATTGTGTCGTTGGTCAACTTTGGTTTTCGTTGTTGTTTTCATCCTCGTAATACTTTTTGACATCTGACCAATATCGGTCATCGGCACGCTTTGTCAATGCCAGCAAGATGACCGCCAATGCTGCACCCAATGTCAAAAACAATAGAAACAGCGCAATGAATTTCAACATGGCATCAAAAATATATGTTGTCAATATATGCGGCCAACGCATACGCAAGTTGACCTTTTGCGGCTGCATACGCAATGCAATCCTGTGTGCTATCAACAAAACATACCTCCAAAATCACCGCTGGACACCAAGTGTCATCAACGTATGCCAATTTGGTGCGACCTGACTGCGACACACGTTTGACACCACGATTTTTGATTGACAATGTATCAGATGTCAGTTTTGACAGGTCATCAGCAATTTTCAGTGACACCGATGATGCGTTGTTGCTGACTACCGCCTCGCATCCTGTGCCTCCACCTGCGTTGAAGTGGATTTCAATTGCGACACCTGACTTATTGCCGCAAAACGTGTTTGCCTCTTTTACACGGTCGGCCAATGCAAGCGCATCAACACGGATTTTCAATCCTGTCAGCATTCTTGACTCGTTGGCTACCATTGCAACCAATTCGGCTGCGGCCTGTTTTTCATTCAGTGCCTTTGATTTCGCACCAACCTCATTTGTGCCGCAATGACCTGCGGACAGGTAAACATTTTTCTTGCTCATGACTATTTGTTTTTAGTTTATTAGAACGGCAAATTTTCCTTTGCCTCATTATTGTCACCTGACTCATTCCTGATGCTTTCAAGTTTTTCCTTGATGTCAGGCAATAGCCAAAAATTTCGGCCTTGATATGTTTCGCCAAAAACGGCCACCATCGCCTTTCGGATTTCATCACGATGTTTCGCTGATTGTGCCTGACCTTCCTTTTCGCCAAAATAGGTCACTATGGTTTTCAGTGTGATGCGGTTTTCATTGCTCAGTTTGTATGAACCGCCTTTCATCTGATTGATGAAATTGTAAAATGCAACCTGTTCCAATTCCAATTCATATTCAGATTTGATGATTGAACGTGAACCTGTTTCGGTGGCTGTTTCCATCATGCGGTCAGACCATCTTTGCCACGAATCAGCAGGTGTGGAGTTTACGACAAAAGATTTCCACAATGCTTTGATTTCAGGAAAATCCAATTGTTCCGTTGGTCTCGCCTTGAACTCCACTGAGCAATATCGCCTGTCATCCCAATCCTTGATGAATTGGTTCACAGGGTCATTGGATGTTGCAATGTAGTTTGGCCGACCAAACCATTGAAATTCTTGCCCATATGGCAATCTTGCACGGCCGTCTGATGATGTGAGGAATCTTTTGAAATCGGCATAAACCTTTCCCATATCGGCAAAGAAACATTCATCCATCATCACGCAGTTACATTGCGCAATACGTGGCACTTTGAATCCACCGATTTGCATTTCATCCGAAAGTTTCGATGAATACCTTGAAATGTGTTTCTCATCCTCATCGCCATTCAGGATTGACACCAACATCGTTGCAGATGTGGTTTTGCCTGTTTTCTTTGTATCGCCCCAAATATATAGCATACGCCTCAATGAATTTGGGAATGCCTCACCCGCCTTGACCTGTTCGACAAAAAATCGCATCTTGTCAATGTCGGTGTCGGTCAGTTGGTAAATGGATTTGATGCGTTCACAGGTTTCGATAAATACAGCCTCATCCGCTTTCACATCGCCCCACATTTCTTTGCAACGCTGATTCATTCGAGTTCGGGAATACTGCACCCATGCCTCACCTGCAATGCCTGCTGGGAATGATTTCAGTTTGTTTGCATCCCAAAATATTTTCTTTGTGCGAATCCACAATGCGTATCGCCTGCGATTTGTCGATGCAAGGTTTTTGTCGCAAAGATAATCATCACATGCAACGGCCGTGATGATGTCAACAATGGCATTGCGCATTTCATCCTCAGAATCGAAATCAAATTGCTGAACAAAATCGCCAATGGATTGATGCTCTTCAACCGCTGCGATGTACCTTGCAACCAATTGCGATGGTTCGGCATTGCCTTTGTCATTCGTTGTTGATAAATCACTGATTTTCATCTTTGTCAATTTATTACATATTCAAAATTTGTTCACGCCAATTCAGGCACATGTCAAGGATGTCACAACCTTCAAAAACAGGTTCATCCTCAATTTCCTTTAGGATTTTCCAACCGTGTTTTATTGCCACCTCACGCCATTCCCACCATTTGCCATTATCAGGAATCAATGTGACATCACGCCCCTCCAGCACTTTCGCCTTACGGTCTGATTTGATGCCTTGTGAACCGCCTGATGCAAGCCAAATGAACGGCCTTGACCAACAGGCCATCATCACGGCCGTTTTCTCAGACTCGACAATCATCACAGGTTTGTCAGGGTGTTTTGCCAACAGATGTTCACCAAACCAACATTGTTCCAATTCCTTGCCTTCGTACCAACCTGAAAAACATTTGTCACGGTGAATCCAATTGACAGCGTACGGATGATTGGCATCTTTAATGCGGTGGCCATCTTTGCCATATTCCATAACCTTGCCAGCCTTGACACGGCCATTGACATCTATTTGCCACCAAATCGTTTTACCATTCCATGACCCGATTTGATATGCGTTCCACAGGATTTCAGCCTTTGTTTTTCCAATGATGGATGATGCCCAATCAAAAAGAATGTCATCACAGGTCACTTTGATGATGTCTGACCTAAACACGATTGGTTCATCATGGCGGACAGGCATTGCCATTGCATCAGGTGCGATTTCCTTTGATGGATATTGATGATAACAACAATTATATTCTCGGTCACATCGGCCATAAATGGCATTGCCAGCGGAATCGGTTGCAATGGTGCGGCCATCAGAGACTAACACGTAAGGCACAAAACGCATCTCACCGCATTTCGGGCATCTCATTTTCTTGCCGCCTTTGCGCAACATCCATTTATATGCCTTTGGTTCATCCATCAACGATAAATTTTCAGTTTCTCACGAATCACAATGCCGTTTTCAGTCCATTGACATTCACGCCTCTGAATGTTTGAAACACCTGATGTTCGTGCGACCTTGCACCAATCATCCCAAATGATGAGGATTGTGGCCTTTGCCAGGCAATCAGCACCATACCGATGCACGAACAGGTCACGCATCGGTGTGGTTGACTCAGGGTGGTTGGCTTTCCACTCAACCAATTCCTGAGTCAGGTTTATTCTTTCCTTTGTATTCATATTTGATAAAGATTTATATTGATATATACCATGCCATCCTCAGTGATGCGAATTTCCTCAATATTACCACCGTCAAAATGACCCAATGACATATTGCTGATTGTCGCATACCAATAATTGTTTCTATGACCTCGGCCTTCGATTGAGACGCAAATGTTCAACTCATCGGCAGTGCGACCTATCATTTCGTTGCTGTTCATCAATGCCTCAGCCTCAGCGATTACGGCATTTTTTAATTCCTGTATTGTCATATCCTGTTGTTTTTAATGTTCAAAAACCTGCTGTTAATCTCAATTGCTTCAAAACCTCCTTCAACTCTGAATCGCTATATCTTTCAGCCTGTTCACGGCTGATGCAATTGTGATTCATTGCAATTGTGATTGCCCTTTCACGTGTCACCTTGATTTTCTTTACCATTGTTCTCATTGTCTTGTGTGTTTTTGTAGGTTGGTTTAATGGATGCCAACCCTCTCATCCTTTTGTCGATGCAAAATTACAACATTTCTACGACATGGCAAAATGTTTTGCAAATTTTTTTTTATTTTTTTTCTGCCTGTCAATTAACGAGTTAGCCGCCACAAATTCAGAAAAACCGAATTTTTAGCATCAAAACAAATCCCAATCATACCTGTCAGATGTCGTATTTTTGCCGATGTGCGCCTCATTCCATGCAATTGCCTCCTCACGTGTCTTGGTGATACAATCCCTGTAGGGTGCAAAATCGGACATCAGCCGCCTCCACAATATCGTGTGTGGTGGATTCTCGTTTGCCTTGTTGTTGTATGCTGCACGGCCATTGCGACTGATTGGTCGTTGGCCGTTGGCAAATGCAAAATTCAGAGGGATTGAATGTGTGCGCCTGATTGGTGTAAAGATACGTGTATTCCCCTCATATCGCAAATCGCATTGATACCGTTCCAAAGCCTTACGTACAATGTAATTCCCCAATCCCCCGCCCGATTTTGCCGAATATGCGGCCGTGCGGATTTCCTTGATTGTGACCTCCTGGCCGATGTGTTCGGACAGGTACAAATCAGCCTTTTCAATGTAATATGGTGCATTGCCATCCAAATATTCACGGGTCAATGCTTTTGTGTTGTGCGGCTGTGCTGCCTTTTTATCATCGTGTTTCATATTGCGTCAAGAATAAAAATGCAGGTGCAATCATCTCGACTCCCCTGCATCTCCAAATCAATTCAATTTATGGCAATCTAACCTTGTTATGTAAATCAGCACCTATTTGTTATGTCTTTTGCGTTTTTTCTTTGGGATGAAATCACGTTTCAAATGCTTTTTTGGGATGAAAATCACAACTTTTCCCTTGTCAGGCATCAAGATGCCCATTCCGTTGTTGAACTTAATATTATAATTCATATCTTATTGATTAAAAAGGTAAATCACCATCTTTTTTCTCATTTCCTGATTGTTCAGGTGTTTCAGGCATTGCGGCCTGCGTTGGTGCTGGGTTCACAACAGGTGGCACATTGCTGAAATCCTCATCGCCAAACGGATTTTCATCGAATGCCGATTGCGTTACCTCACGAAATGCGATTGCGTTTGCCCACATTCCTGATGCCGAAAGCGAATCATCAGATTTCTTTTCCTTGTACGTGTATTTTGCAACCACCTGATACTTTTTACCATCCATTTCGGTGTTTTCAGGCCTGTGCTTTCGCATCGTACCATCAGGCATTGCCTCAAACCATTGGCAATATTTGCTGCCAATCTTGATTTTCAGGCGCAATTTCTTGATGACCGTGCCATCATCCTTTATGATTTCGTATGGTGAACCATAAGGTCGTGCGGCCGTGATTTCGGCTGGTTCATCAGGCTGTGGTTCAAATGGGATGCTCGCAATGAATGCGATTTGCTGGTCATCGGCTAAGATTGCCTGTTCGTTACGTGGCACGCCTTTTTTGTATTGGCGCACGCTGAAAAATCCTGTCAATTTGATTGTTTTTTCCTCTTTCATTCTTTTGTTGTTTTATTAGTTATTGCATATAATCTGATGGCTACCTGTGGCCGTTCCTGTGAAAGCAATTCGCTTGCTGGTATATTCGCATCGACCACACAGGCATTCACCAATTTTTCAAGCGCATCCGCAATCCTGTCAAGTGCAGATTTATTTGCTTGTTCAGGTTCAGGTTGTGATGGCCGGCTATAATAATATGTCCTTTGACCATTCTCATCCCTGAAATAAATTTTGTCATACTCATCGGGCAGCCTGTTTTTAATGTGCCAAATCACCATAGAAAGCGATGAACGGCTGTTTGGAAACATTTCAAGTAATTTCTTAGTGTCAACACCTTCGCCTTTCTTCATTACATCCAGCACACGCCTGAATGTGCAATTTGGCCTGATATATTTTTCCATGTCAATTTTGCGTTTAATGTTACATCATATCCCCTGTTGAAATTTCAGGTTTTCAATCCAAATGTTTTTCACCTTGTCACTGACCTCATAATGCTCATCAATGTTGGCAATTATTTGGTCAAGGGTCAAGGGTTCTTTTTCCTTGTCATCGCCTCTTAAACGCTTACACAATGCCGTGCCAATCATGCTGATTCTTTCGGCCTCATCATCCCTGACAATGACCTTGCAAACAGGTTGTCTTGGTGTTTCAGGTTTTGCCGCCTGTGGCTGCACCTGTTCAGGCTGTGCTGCCTGCACCTGTTTTGCCTGTGTTTGTTCCTGAATGCGGTCGGCAATGATATTCTTTGCCTCCTGTCTTAATTGGCGGTCAATGGCGATGTATGCCTCAGATTCATTTTCCTTTGGGTCAAGCGTGTACTCACCGCCCAAACGCAATGATTGATAATTGCCGATATTAAAAACGGCCTCGTATGTGATTTTTATTGTTTTCATTTTGCAGCCTCCATCATAAGTTGAACATCCTTGATTAACTCATCAACCTGTGACTCCCAATCGGTGCGCACCTCAAAACCCGCTTTGCGCTGGCTGATGGTCTTATACAACAATGTTGCAGAATCCATATCGTTTGCGCACTGCACCGATATTTCGGTGACAAGGTGAATGTTGTGGATGGCACTTTTGAGCAACTGCAATGACATTGCCATTGTTTTCAATTTGTCAGCATTACGCTTGCCACGTTCCTTGCCGATTGCTGATGCCTGCGATTTCAGGCGGTTCAGGGAATTGTCGAATGCCTCAAACGCATCCAATGCCAAAACTGATTTTGCTGTTGAATTTTCCATAAATGTCAATTTATTTCTTGTTAATATCCTTGATTACCTCTGCCAACGCATCAAACTGCGCATCACATCCCACGAATATGGTTGTGAATGCTGATGCCAACATCCAGCCGTGAACGTTTGCCTCATCGGATTCGTTTTCATCATTTGCGATGCTGTTGGCCACATCCGATGTCACTTTCTGCAATTCTTGCAATGCTTTTTTGCAATCCTCAATCTTTGCGATGATTGCCTCAATGTCTTGTTGTTTCATTTTACTTTGTTTTTAATGTTGTTATTTAATATGGTGGCGGTTCAACCGCCACCTGTTTTTATCAATTGTTATTGTCTATATACTTTGCAAACTCCCTGACCAAATTCATGCTATTGTACATAAAACAAACCTTTTCCTTGCAAGTTGGTGAGTATGTACAGGTGAATATTTCAACCCCTCTATATGTCTCAACCAATATGGATGTTTTGTTTTCAACTGCTAATCTGATTAACTGACTTTGCCATTCATCGAAATTCTTGCCGCCAAACATGGTGGTGATTTCGGTCTCGCTAAATTCGTGTGATTGACCATTCTCAAGATTCATAGAAATTCCGTAATACAACATAATATTTTGTGTTTTTTTGTAGGTCAGGCGTTGGGGCTGACCCTATCCCCTTTTGATTACGTTGCAAAATTACTACATTTCCACGACATAGCCAAACGTTTTGCGAATTTTTTTTTATTTTTTTTCTGCCTGTAAATCAGTAAGTTATAAAAAGGATTTGCCCAAATACACCCCATTTTTGGGCAAATCCTGACCAAAATCAGCCGAGTGCAGCGTCAGATTTTGGTGCTTTTGCCGTGAAAGACACATATCCAGCCTTTTCTTTTTCGACCGTGAAAGCCTTTTTATCATCGGCCGAAACAGGATGCGCCTTGAAATATGCCTTTGAATCAAAGGATGCCGTTTTGGTCGGCTTTACGTATGATACCGTTACATTCTCACCATCGTCGAAACCTGTCAGGGATGTCAGGAAATTGTCGGTCATGTAGGCCATGACAATGGCCTTTTGTTTTGCAAGTTCCTCCTCGATTTCCTTTGCCTTTTTTGTCAACTCATGGATGCAGCCGACAGCGGTCACAACCTGAAACGGACAGGTCTCAAGGGTTTCGCCATCACTAACCTTTGGTTGCCATCCTTTAGAAATAGCATCATCGAGAATCCAAATGCCATCCAGCAACCTTTTGATTGCATCCTCATCCTTGTCAATCCTGACCTGTGTGTAATTCAATTGCTCTGATGGGTCAGCGCCCCATCCATGCAACAATGACACAACATTTGCCCCCAACATCATATACCATTGGAATTGCCAACGATATTTGCTGATGACATGTTCAGTTGGCATGATTGAGAATTTCAATTCATAAACAACCATTTCGGCCAATGTGCTTGCGGCATAATCAGCATGGGCAAAGGTGGTAAAATTCTTTGCCAATGGTTTTTCGATGAATGCCTCACGTTCAAACACTGATGCGTCAAAAATATTCTTTTCGCACCAATCTTCAAAATAGTGACCATTTTCCATTACCTTTGTCGTGAATCGTGGTCGTGGGTCGCACAATCCCATCACCTCGCCAATGCGGTTCAGGTAGGTTTGCGAAATGCCATCCAATCCCTTTTCAGCGATTGCGGCAAACATTGCGGCATCAGAGCCACCGAACCCTTTGCGGTGGCTGTTCTCAATTTCCTGTTGATGTAGTTCCTTATCCATGATTATTTGTTTTTGTGTGTTTTTGGGTAATTCTGATAATGTTCGGTGATGTCATCATCCATCAGCATCATCACCTCAACCGCTGGGTGTTTGCGATACAATTCAACAATCTTGTTGAATGTTTCTTTTCTCTGCTCTGAATATTCGGCCTTGTCAACGATTGCCAATGTACCTAACCTGCAACATGGTGCAATACTGAATGACTCAAAATGATGCGAACCGAGATATTTGCCACCAATCAGGTTGAAAGATTTTACCAAAAATGGTCTTGCCCATGTGTGTTCAATTCCGAATACGCTTTCAACATCAACGCATACGCTGTCATACCTCTCATTGCCTAAATCAAAGACAACAGGGCATTCAAAAAACTGATAATTCTTGTTTGTCATAATTTTGTTTTTAATGTTGTTAGGGTGAATGTTGGATGTCACCCCTCTCATCCTTTTTGTCGATGCAAAATTACAACAAATCCATGACATGACAAAATTTTTAGGCGAAAAAATTTTTATTTTTTTTATTCGCCTAAAAATCAGTTTGTTATGTGTTAAATTTTATGCAGATTTGACCATTTTCAACTTGCAAATCCCATTTTTCCACTGCTTTTCACGCCAAATCCATTCGGTGTTTCGCCATATTATTCGCACCAATGGCCGCAACACGTGATATTGCAACAATGTCAATGGTGTCTCAATAGTCACCTCGGTGGCATTGGCAAACAGGTTCGCCATTGCTGTGCTGCGTGCAAACGTGATGCGGCTGCAATAGGTACTGCCATTGCTGGCATTGGATGTGTAAATCGTTGGCGAATCCTCAGACCTCACCCATACCAATGCACTATTGCCAACCATCGGTTCACCCTCAGACACATCCATTGTCAGCAACTCATTCGTTTCATCAATATTCTGATTGGTGATTGGATAATTGACCGATAATTCATATTGTGACCTAACACCATCATGATTGAACGAAACGGTGTTGTTTTGTGCGAATGACCCAATCGTGCGTACCTGTTCACTGACCTTTGTCACATCTGACAGGTTCATCGTGCCTGATGCAGTCAGATTGGAATAGGAAAACGCATTTGTTTCGGCATCAAACATCAGCGTGCCGCCTGACAATGCCGCACACATTTTCAGCAAATCAATCGGTGTCATTTCAGGCAAATTGTCACGTTCACGAACCGCATCACCAATCTGCAATTCACGGCTTGATTCAATGGTGATTGGTATGTCAAATCTGAACGCACTTGGATTGTAGCCTGTGTGCAATGATGATGATTCATAAAAAGCATTATCAACCAACGTGAAAATATCGCCTGTCTCAAATGTGTATTCACCGCCATTTATAACGTTGTTGTACCCATTTACAACGATTCCCTGTGTTGGCGCATATTGCTGCGATGCACCACCCTTGATGAATGCGTATGAATGGGATGCACCTGTCGGCAATCCGCTGACCGTTATCGTTACAGGTGTTCGTGCTTTCAGGCATGTCAACGTATATGCGGCCGATTGGCCACCCACCACGTTTGTCAGATATGTAGTGGTGTCCGCAAAAAATATCTGCGAACCATCCTGTGATGTCGCACTTACATCAATGGTCTGATGCAACACATCCTGCGCGCTTTCGATAAACCTTGCCGAATAGACAGGGATGCGATTCACGGCTGGATTCTCAATCCTCAATCGTGCCATCGTGCCTGTCAGTTGTGGAATGGTCACGTTGAAACGTGTGGCCAGCCTTGACAGGATTATGTTGACCAATGATGATGGCCTTGGGTCGTTGGCATATCGTTTTACACAGGTAAATGAGATACTTGTCAATGTTGATTCATTCGCCTCATGCGCATCGGATATGCTTTGCCATATAGGTGCAGACACCGAAACCGATTTGAGGATGTCGCTGATTTTGCCGGCATCCTTGATTGCAATCAGGTTGGTCAACTCACCGCCAACGAAACATGCGTTGAATGTTTTTGAATTGTGGTTGTAATTGTTTATGTACAGATACCCCGAAATTGCAACCAATCCCTCATATATCACAGCCGAATGTCTTTGGCGGCACATTGTACCATCAGAATGAAAATCGTTGCTTAAACCGAAAATTTTCATGTTTTTCGGTGTTGCAGGGATGTTGATGTTGGTTGTGCGCTGGCACGCAATATCATCGAATGAAAAGACAATGTTTTTGTCAGTCAATTCCAATGCCGTGCCATCGCTCAATTCCAATTCTTTGTTGTTGATAAAAATTCTCATATTCCTTCAGTCCTGAAATATTCAACATCAATTTCCAATGTGTTCAATTTGCCTGCATCACCATCGGGTGTTGTTACCTTTTTGGTCGTTACATTAACAACGTGTGAGACGCCATTTTCGGTCGTTAGTAGGACATCGTTTGATGTGATGATGTCAGAATAATACCATACATCATAAGCATTCAACCCTGTGAGCCTCAGAGTGACCGAAACAAGGCGGTTTTTTCGCACATCCCATTCATTGTTGAGGGGTTCGATTTCCTGTGTTTTGGATGTGCTTTCGGTAACTTTTACAACCTCCCAATAATGCGATTTGGTGTGACCTACTCGTGACACCCAATCAGCACGCCAATATCTGACACCGCATTGTTGTGGAATCATACGGCAAAGGATTTCAGGCGCATCGTTGACTGACCACACGAAATAAGATTTACCATCCTCAATGCAAAAGATGCCAAACTCTGAATCATCAGCGATGTGCTTTATTGGTACAGGAATTTCGCCATTGCTGATGATGTATTCAACACGAAGTTTATCACCCTGAATTATCATTGATGGCAATGGCAAATTCAACGCTGGGTCATTCAGGTATGGCGCAATGATTGCGGCCGTTGGCGATAATGGTGCAACGTAATTCGTTGGGTCGGTCAGGCCTGCATAGTTACCTGTCAATGTCTTACTACCCGAACCATCGGTGAGCCTTAGCGAAAACGTTGTGCTGGCCATTCTCATCAGGTCAGTCAGGTCAATTTTCAACGTGCCGTTGATGGCTGTATGGCGTGCGCTAAATGTGTATGCGACACCGTCAATCAAAACATTGTCAATCGTAACAGTGCCGCCCGAAACATTTGCCACATAAACTGAGAGCGTTTCGTGTTTGTAATACGATGCTGTTGTCCAATTTGTTATCATATCGAATCATTTTATAAATGTTCCACGTGGAACATCGCCCTTTTGAAACAAATGATTTTATCTCAGATGTTCCACGTGGAACAATTGTTTTTATATTCTTGCAAATTCATCATACGTTGAGGTACGTGATTGGAAATCCTTGAATTCAGAATATGCCATCACAGGTGCAGGTTGTGCCGCCACCGCTGCAACCATCGCATCGGTCATCAGGGAATAATCGAACAGGTTACCGCCCTGACCATTTGCAAGGTCAAACAAACGTGCCTGTTGCGATTTATTAAGAATCATCTCGCCTGACGAGACATGTGCAGTCAATCCATCAGAATAATCATTTCCGCCAATGATGCCACCTGTCGCATAAGAGCCTGCATCGCCTGAATCTGATGACAGGATGCTTTTTGCACTCACGAATGATGCCGCCAAACTGCCGACCGCACCAATGACTAAACCGACCATTTCAGCAATGTATGCCGCCAACGTGAACGGTGCGGCTGGGCCTGTTGCGGCTGCGGCCTCCGCTGCGCCTGCAACGGCTGCGGCCATTGCCTTTGCGGTGTCCGCAATGGAAATTGCTTGGTCAGTGATGATTTGAGTGATTGCAAATGCCTTTGATGCTTTTGCGGCATCCTCATTCTGCTCACCGTATTGCGCCAACAGGTCTGAAATCTGCCCGAATGCACCTGATGCGTTTTTAGCCATTGTTGTGAATGACTGCGACATTTGTTCCTTTGCCTGTGCGATGGTCAGTTTTTGATTGTCGGCATATTGCTGGTCAATGGCTGTCAGTTTGTTGACAAATTCCTTTTCCTTTTCAGCACGAATGGCACGATATTCATCTTCGATGACCTGTTTTTGCTCTTCTGACAATGCTTTGTTTTCCAATTCAACCTGCAATTGCTCATCAAGTTGTTCAAGCATTGCGTCAAACTGCAACTGCATCAATTCCTTCTGCAATTCGATGTCACCCTCATTGTTGGCAAGTTTAGCCTCAATCAGTGCCTGATGCCTTGCATTCTCAGCATCTATTGCCGCCTGAGCCTGTGCGACATATTCATCCTCACGTGCCTTTGTGGCCTCTTCGGCCATAGTTTTGATTTGCTCATCCAATTGCCTTTGCTTTTCGACAATCAATGCGTTCAAATCCTCTTTCGCCTTTGCGGTCAAATTCTTTTCAGTGTTCAATCGCTCTTGCAATGCTGCGATTTCCCTGTCACCCTGAATCTGAGCCTCTGCGATGGCACGTGCATTCTCATCCTTTATTGCGGCCAATAAAGCATCCTGCAATTGGCGTTCAATGTCCAATTCGGTTTTTGCCTGTTCACGTTTCTTTGCAAGGTATTCCTCACGTTTGCGCCTTTGCTCATCCGCTTTTGCTTTTTCCTCTTTTTCAATCTCATTGGATGCTGACAAATATTCCTTTTGCAATCGCCTTGTCCCTGTATAATAAGATTCTTCGGCCTTATACATTGCCGCACGTGCCTCAGAAATCTTATTTTTCATTTCATCAGATTTGTCGTTGTTCTGCTTTGCCTGTTTTTCAAGGATGTCAAGCCTTTCGGCTGCAATTCGCTTTTCATCCTTGAGATTTTCAGCCTCCAAATCCAATGCCTGTTTCAGTTTCTTTTTGCGCTCATCAGGATTGCCAGCCTTCATTGCCTCATCACGCAATTGCGCAATTTCCTTATTGCGCTTTGCTGAATTTTCGGTATATTCTCTTTCGGTATCCTCAAGCCTGTCTTGTTGCTTTACCAAATCCTGCACCGCCTGTGCCGCATTACCTGCCTCTTTAGACCACAATCCCAATGCCGCACCTGCTTTTCCGATGCCTGAAATGAAATCGCCAATGCCCTCGACCAATTTTCCGAGAACCAACGCAATTGATTCAAAAATCTTGCTGACCAACGTGCCAATTGGTTTCAATGCCGCCAATCCCGATGCCAATGCCGTTCCAGCATCATCAGACTTAGCAAATGCCTCTTTCAGTTTTCCCAATGCAAAAGAAATCGCACCAATAATGACAGCGATGATTGCGATTGGAGGTGTCAGAAATAGTTTGCCAAATGATTTCAGGGATGTTCCCAATGCACTGAAAGCCTTTGAACCATTTTTGCCGAAATCACTGATGTCAACACCTAACGTTTTCATCATGCCCGAGAATTTGCCGAATGCAGGTATTGCATTTTCAACTGCCGCCTGATAATTTCCGACATTACGTTGCATCCTACCTGTCGAACCCTCCAACCCTAACACGGCATCATGTTGCTCTTTGATAGATTTGAGCAATTTACCACCGATAAATTCATTTTCTCTTTCAGCCTTCGACAATCCATCATATTCGGCCTGCATGTCACGCAATTTGCGCCTCAT